AACAAAAGATAATATATCTATAAAAATAATATCTAAAGATGGTCTTGTTGTATTTTTATGCGGAGCTATTTCAATGTTTCTATTAGAAAAATTTCAGTTTAGTCATATAACTGGAGGCTCTAAAGAAGCCTTAACTGCTTTTACAAATGTACCTGACTTTTAAATCCTTTTTTTATATTATATAAAATGTTATTTTATAGTATATAAAATTATTATACCATAATAGGTAAGTTATCAATATTAAAAATTTCTTGAACATTGTTAATATTTTTTTTTGCGATTTTATAACTATCAAATGTGGGTTTAAGTAATACATTTTGCGGTGTATGCTTATGAACTGTTCTAGCAATCATTTTATATAATTTAAAATCGGGATATCTCTCTGCTCCGTTATTTTTATACAATATATTTTTATTATTGTCATCAAAAACCCATTCAATCATTATTTTTTTAATAGGAGACTTTAATTTTTTTATGTCATCTAAGTCGTCAATAAAATAATCAAATAAGCTACAGCCTAATCTGCATAAATCGAAGCTATAATTGGGTCCAATAATAGGTTTAGATTTATTCAAATAAGGTTCACAATTATATTGCGAGGTTGCGTCACCTGTCTCTGAATAACTATCACTACAAACAAAATTGTTTTTGAATTTGTAAATGGCTCTTCCAAAATCAATTATTTTGTATATTTTACCAAAGGTAGGGACTTTATAGTGTGTATTGTTATATTTATAATATAAATATTTTTTTGGTGTAGTTATGTATACAATATTATTCGTAAACTCAAATACTTTTTGATATGTAATTAATGTAAATAATATTTGTATTATTATAGACTCCCATTCATTGTCTTTTATTTTATTATTTACTATATAATCATCTAAAGTATTTTCGCAACATTCTAATATTATCATTTCAACAGGTATTTTATCAATTGTGCAAAATATTTCTTCGCTATTAAAGCTTGATTCGCTACTTTCATCATCGTCTGTGCTACTATTTACTGAATTAGTTAAGTCAGTATTTGAGGATCTAGAAGAACATGTATCTGAACTATTTGTATCATTAATTCCTGTATTTGTATTTGTATTGCTATTTGATGTTTTTTTATTATTTACTAAAATATCTAAATTTTCATAGGTTAATGTTAGTTCTAAATTAGCATTATGTGTTTCTTCAATAATAACTTCATTTGCTATAATAATTTCTTCTTCAATTGGACAATCAGGGGCTATAGTTAAATCGCTTATATTTAAATCGCTTATATTTAAATCGTCATCTGCTTTACCTAACACTAAAGGTTTCTTATATTTTTTAGTATTGTTAAATAAATTAAATATTTTTTCATTTTCATCAAAAATGAATAAACTATTTTTGTGCTTATGAAAATAGTCCGACTCATTTAAATATTCTAAATCTTCTGTGACGTTATATTTAAATTTATTTTTTATGCCTAAAAAAGCACCATAATAGTCTAAACCATTATAAAAATTATAGTTGTTTAATAAACAACTTGATAAAAATGAAAAAAATCCATCAATATATGCTGAATTATTAGGATCTAATATTTTTTTATAAGTAGCACTATATTCGGAGTTTGCATCTAAATTAGTATTATCTATAAATTTAGGTAATTCTAAAATATTATAGTTATTTTCATATTTTCCTATCATATATTTAACAGGATCAATAAGAGGACTATATTTTACAAATACTTCTTTGTTAAATTTATTATTGCATATATCTGTAATTGTTGCTAAAAATTTATTATAATTTATTTTTTCTAAAATTAATTCTAATTTATACTTATTATTCAAATTTATAGCATTATAATTAGTACTATTTAAGTTAAAAAAATTATTGTATAATGGAAAATAATTTTGCGAATTTTCTATATGTAAAAAATCACTATTATTAAAGTTCTCAAATAGCTGTTTATTGTTATTTTTTTTATAGTTTATTTCCATTTAATAAATAACAAATACTTATTTTTTTAATTTATAACACAAATAAATATATTAAACTATTAATTAACTAAACTATTAAATTAAGTTTAAATAGTAAACTATTAAATATAGCTAATAAATATAAGTTATTTAGTAATGACATTAGAATTAAAAAAATTTGATATTAAATCTATAAGTTTTAGGCCAGATGAAAATAAAGGACCTGTTATTGTGTTAATAGGACGTCGCGATACCGGTAAAACTTATTTAGTACGAGATTTGCTATATTATCATCAAGATATTCCAATAGGGACAGTAATCAGCGGAACAGAAGCAGGTAACGGTTTTTATGCCGAGCACGTTCCTAAATTATTTATTCACGATGAATATAATACTGCTATTATTGAAAATATTTTGAAAAGACAGAAGACGGTAATGAAGCAGATAAAAAAAGAAGTCGAAGTCTATAAAAAATCGAATATTGACCCACGAGCATTTGTTATATTGGATGATTGCTTATATGATGGAAGCTGGACAAAAGATAAGATGATGAGGCTCCTATTTATGAATGGTCGGCACTGGAAGGTGATGTTGGTCATCACAATGCAATATCCTTTAGGTATTCCTCCAAATTTGCGCACGAATATCGACTACGTTTTTATATTGCGCGAGCCATATATAGCAAATAGGCGGCGCATTTATGAAAACTATGCGGGCATGTTTCCAACCTTTGAGAGTTTTTGCCAGGTAATGGATCAGTGCACAGAAAATTATGAGTGTTTAGTGATCAATAATAACGCCAAATCGAATAAATTACACGACCAAATTTATTGGTATAAGGCAGAACATCATAAAACATTCAAACTCGGCTCAAAAGAATTCTGGGAAATCAGTAAAAATATGGATTCCGATGACGACGAAGAGATGTATGACCCTAATACGAGAGATAAAAAGAAGGGCCCCAAAATTAATGTGCGCAAAACTAAATGGTAAGGCGTTGCTTCTAGATTTTTGTTTCTAAATTATATAAACAACAACAACGATTTAAAGACTAATTACATTATTATAGTATAAATATGACTTCACTCGACATTGTTAATTTAATAACAAATAACCCTATTACCAAGCTAAATGCTAACAATAACAATAAATTATTAGAAAAAGTAAAAGCTAACTTCACAGAAATGGAGCAACAATTATTTATATCTAACTTTTATACTTATTTAAATTATGATAAAACTGCAGATTTTATTGTAGATCTAGATGCTATTTGGCAGTGGTTGGGGTTTAATAAAAAATTTAATGGTATTAGGTTGTTAGAAAATTTTTTTGTATTAAACAAAGATTATAAGAATTTTGCTCCTCCATGCGGAGGAGCAAAAAACATAGGCCGTGGTGGTCATAATATTCAAAAATTTTTTTTAAATATTAAGACCTTTAAATCATTATGTTTAAAGGCACAAACAAAAAAAGCAGATGAAATTCATGAATACTATATTAAGTTAGAAGAATTAATTAATGAAGTATTAGAAGAAGAAGCATTAGAAATGAAAAATAAATTACTAATAAAAGATAATGAGCTTATTGCAAAAGAAAATCTTATTACAAATGCTAATCAAGATAAATTAAAAGCAATTGAAAAAACTATTGTTTCACAATTTCCTGTAAATTGTGAATGTATTTATTTTGGAACTATTGATAATTCAAATACTGAAGGAGAGAAATTAATAAAATTTGGACATAGCAATAATCTCTCTGTGCGATTACAAGACCATCATAAAACGTATGAAAATTTTATTCTTCGTGATGCTTTCAAAGTTCATAATAAGCAAGAAATTGAGAATGCTATTAAAACAAGCTCTAAAATTAGAAAACATTTACGCACCATTGAAGTAGATGGAAAAAATAAAAATGAAATATTAGCATATGATGAAACCAACTTTACAATTCTTTGTCTCTCAAGATATATTAAAAATATTATTTCTGAAAAATCATATAGTATTGAAAAATATAATATTTTAGTAGAAGAAAATCAAAAATATAAAGCAACATTAGAGCAATTAAGTGATGAAAATGAAAAATTGAAGGTCCTTAATAATGAATATATAGAAAAAAATGAAAAATTAGAGCAACTTCTTGCATCTATTACAAATAATTATGAAAACGTTAATGAAACCAGCAATATAAATAACGATGAAATAGTTAATATAAATAATGATGAAACTAATATAATAAGTGTTGAACTTAAAAATAAGTTTGATAAATTTATTGATCAGTGTTGTTTTCTTCATAAAGAGGTAGAGGTAGCTTCAACAACTATTGTAGGGCAATTTCGTATTTATAATAGAGAGAAACCTACAAAACTAGTATTTAGCATGTTTAATACATATATGAGAACACGATTTTTAGCATGTCGCATTAGTGGTCAAAATAAGAATCAAGTTGTTCATGGATTTAAAGGAATAAAGCTAAAAGACATTGTATATAAAAAAAGCAGTAGTTCAAATGAAGTAGAAAATTTTATTTTTGAAAGTTGCATTTTCTCTCCCGAAGGTCGTGCTTCAACTAATAAGATTGTAGAAGAATTCATAAATTATAAAAAGAATAACAGTTTATTAATCAATAATAATGAGGATAAAGATGTTAAAAATTATTTAAAAAATTGTCAATATATTCTTGGTGGACCAGTTCGCCTACATAATATAAATGCTACATATGAGGGTTATTACGGTATTACTCTAAAAAATGACTATTATCAGGAAGCTAGAGATGACCAAATTGCGACTAGTGGTAAAAAAGTTCAAAAAATAGACGCTAGCACTAAAAATATATTAAATAATTGGACCACAATAGCAAAAGCAGCAATTCACGAAGATTTCTCTCCGGCTAAAATGAGCAGAGCAATCAAAAACAACACTTTAATTAATAATGCTTATTATGTTTTAGTAAATTAATTACTAGTTGTATTCTAATATATTTTGCGACTGTTCTAACGGTTGCAAAAATATATACACTTTGCCCATACTTAATCTTGTTTTTTGGTCCTGAACGTTCAGGACCAAAAAACATATAACATAGTTTAAATATAATAAAACAATATAAAGGAAAAAAAAGATTTTTTATCTTATTACTATATATATATATAGAAATGTCAAAAAAGTATTATGATCCATTAGAAAAAAAGTATTATGGTCAATTAGAATTAACAAGTACCGAAATAGAGAGAGCCAACGCTGAAGGGTGGCCTGTGAGTGAAAGACCTGTTTTTCCTAGTTTATCTGGACTAGAGACACGACTACCACCTACTCCTCCTCTTGAACCTATAAAGTGGGCTAAATCGACAAGAATTGAGGCAAGAGCCAAGGCAGTTGCTGATAAACTTAAAGAATGTGATAAAATGCAAGCCGAAATTGATGATCTTACAATATATAAAAATTATGTTGCATTAATTCGAAAACAACAACAAGAGGGCTGGTTACCTACAAATTGTCTTCTACCTCCGTATCCATCTAAAGAAGAACGAACATCTAAAGAAGAAAGAAAATCTAAGCGACAAACTCATTCAGCTCATGGTGGCCGAAGAAAAATAAGAAGAAGAAAAACAAAGCGCGCTAAAAAACTAAACTAAACTAAATAATTCATTTTTATTATATTTATTAACCGCTTTAAATATAATAAAAAACAATATAAAGAAAAAAGCGCAAAAATTAGAAGTCATCACCAAATTCGAAAGTATTTAATTTAGAGTTTTTAGTTGTGAGCGAATACTCACTTACGCGGTCTTCGAAAAAGTTGGTTTTTGTTTCAATGCTAATGTTTTCCATCCAATCAAACGGATTTTTGCTTTCATATATTTTGTCACCTCCTAATTGAACACTTAACCGGTCAGCAACAAATTCAATATATTGTTTCATTAATACTTGATTCATACCAATTAATCTGCATGGAAGCGAATCGTTAATGAATTCGAGCTCAATAGCTACAGCCTCGCTAATAATTTCGTGAATTTTTTGCTTTTTAAGTGGCTTTTCTAATTTGCTATGTAATAATACAGCAAATTCGGTATGTAATGCTTCATCTCGTGAAATTAGCTCATTTGAAAATGTTAGTCCTGGCATTAGTCCGCGCTTTTTCAACCAATAAATAGCGCAAAATGCGCCAGAGAAGAAAATACCTTCAATACAAGCAAACGCAACAAGGCGAGTAGCAAAATTGGATTTTTTATCGTTAATCCACTTTATAGCCCATTGACCTTTCTTCTTAATGCATTCATATTCATTTAGCGCATTAAATAATTTGTGCTTTTGTTCTTTGTCTTTAATGTATGTATCAATCAATGTGGAATATGTAATAGAATGAATATTTTCCATAGCAATTTGTAGCCCGTAAAATGCTCGAGCCTCGCTTAATTGAACTTCGCCCATAAAACGAACACCTAAATTTTCTAACACAATTCCGTCACTAGCAGCAAAAAATGCTAAAATCATAGATACAAAATGTTTTTCATCATCATTTAACGTCTCCCAATCTTTATTGTCTTTTGAAAGGTCTATTTCTTCTGCTCTCCAAAACAAATCTTCTTGTTTTTTATACATTTTCCAGATGTCTTGGTCCTTAATTGGAAACATAACATAACGATTAACGTCTTCTTGTAATAGAGGCTCCACGAAATTTTTATTCATTCTAAATAATATATGTCTATATTTTTATATAATTTTAATAAATGTTATTTTATATTTTTAATTTTATATTTTTAATTTTATATTTTTAATTTTATATTTTTAATTTTATATTTTTAATTTTATATTTTAGCTATATTTTTGTAATAAAAAATCATCTATATATAATTTATATGGCTCATAGTTTTGGGGGTTCTATTGCTAAGTATGATATAGAAATTAAAGATATATTACGACGAAACGCAGATAACGAGCAAAATTATATAGATCAATATATAGTATTGAAAGAATTTATGCCAAAAAGCGGTAAAAGTTATAAAAAAGACCTTTTACAAATATTAGAACAGCGTAATTTAGAGTTAAAATATAAATTACAAATTAAAGAAAGGCAAAATGAAGCATTACTGGTAGTTTTAGAATATTTGAATACTTTAGTAAAAAATAAGCACTGTAAATTAACTATTCAAGAAATCGTTGATAAAATTACATTATTAGAAAATGAAATCAAAATGTTACGCAATATTATTTAGAGAAATAAAATAAAAATAAAAATATTTTATTTTATTCTTATATATTATTATATATAAGTATGAAAAATAGATATTCGAATTCAAAGTTGAAAAAAGATATTAACAAAAAAATATTTAGTAATAATTTACTTAATAATAAAATCATCAATAATAAAATAACATTGTATGTAGTAACTGCAATAGCATTATTTTCACTATATATACATATAACACGTTCTCACTTTAGTGCTATTCTATTATTTTTCTTAACTGCAGGTCTTGTGTATACCTTTACTAAAAATATGACTATTGTTTTAGGAGCATCTTTTATAGTAACAACTGTTGCTTCTCTCTCAAAAGATGTCTTTGGTTTCAAAGAAGGTTTTAAAGAAGGCAAAGATGAAGAAGACGAAGAAGTCAAAGAGGAAGAAGAAGAGGAAGAGGAAGAAGAAGATAAAGAAATCAACAACTCTACAACACAAAAAGCAAAAGCCAGTGCAAAGGAAACCGCAAAGGCTGCTGCAAAACAAGCAGCAAAGGATGCAGCATTTAACAATCAAAAATTATCTCCGGCTTTATTTAATTCACCAAGTAAAAAGAATGTAGAACAACAATTAGGAAAAGCAACAGAAGTTGAGCAAGCATATGATAATTTAGAAAAAATTATGGGATCAGAAAAGATTAATTCAATTTCAACAGAAACTAAAGATCTTATTAAGCAACAAAATGAATTAATTAAACAATTAAAATCAATGACACCTGCGTTAAATAGTGCGATGGCTTCTTTAGGCGGCTTAGATTTAAATAAACTAACAGGAATGTTTAATAGTGCCACAAAAAATTTATCAGAGATAAAAGAATAATAATAATGTTATTTACTATTTATATTATAATTATTTATATAAATAGTAATGCCGCATAATTTTATATACATTATTAATAAGAAATTACATAATCATAAATATATAACATATACAATCTTATTTTATCTTGTGATAATACATTCGTTTTATTGTTTATATATTAATTTATATAATAATAAATATATAGAAATTTTCATATATTTTTCATTAATCTTGTTGTTTTATACGAAATATAAAAATTTTAGTTATTT